GCCTTGAGCGGCAATACCGTCTACCTCGCCAGCATTTCCCAATCCGACTTTCCTTCCAGCGGCAGCGTCTATGACGTGGCCCTCTGGGACATAACCAAAACAACAACCAATGACAATGGAGACGTAGTCTCCGAAAGCTCCGCAATCGGAGCTTGGAATAACAAACAAAACCTCACCTACGCTTAAACTATGAACGCATCCAATCCCATCCAAATCGACGGCAAATCCTACGACCGCTACTCACTCAACCTCGCCATCACGGGCAAGTACCTCGGTGATGGAACCAGCGATGCGGCCATCGCCGCCCGTTTCATCCCCACGCGAGTTGAGAGCGGCGAGGTCGAGATGGATGATTCTGCCGCTAAATGTTTCGCCCTCGGTAGCCTCTCCGGTTCCGACGACCCCACCCTCACCGCCGTTGCCGAAATCAGCGCGGCCCTTCAAAAATTCATCCTCTCGAAAGGACTCTAAGCCATGGCAAACTATAAAGCAGCCGCATCGGGGAATTGGAATACAGCATCTACATGGGCAGGTGGCGCAGTCCCTCCAAATGGAGCGGGACACAGCATTTATTCAAATACATTCACGGTTACGATTGATACAAACGTAGATGTTGCTCTTATCACGAATGCAGCCATTACGGCTACATTTGTTGGTGGTGGGACCTCTGCTCTGGTTGGTGGTGGATTTGCAATGACAACAGCAAATACATTGACTGGAAATATCGTTGCAGGAACTACAGCAGGAGCAACAAACTGCCTAACAATTACTGGTACAGGAAATACAACAATCACCGCTACGCAAATCTACGGTAGCAATCCATTTTCTGCGGGCGGTGGGCAACAAAACTCTGCTGCAATAATAAATAACTCAACTGGAACTCTTACAATATCTTCTGGTTGTTCCATTTTAAGCGGACATACTAATTCATCGGGAGCCATTTATAATAACTCGACTGGGACAATAAATGTCAGCGGGGCCACTATCGTTGGCGGGGCTGGTTCATCCGGAGTCCACGGCGGAATTGTGAATGTCACTGCGGGGATAATCAATGTCTCTGGAGGCAGCACGCTCACAGGGTTTGCATCTCTTAATAATAGTTCCGCCATTATGAATAATGGCACAGGACAAGTGACGATCACCTCATGCACACTAACTGGCGCAGGCGCGGGAACATACACCGTTGGAGGAATCCAGATGGGAGGTGCAGGAACTGTCACAATAAATAACTCCACAATCAACGCAAGCTCAACAAATAATGCCGTCTCCTGCACGGCAGGAACTCTTGTTATTGTTGGTTGCACGATGACTGCGACAAACGCTGCATCTGCTGTAAACTCATCTGCAACTAATAGATTCAGCGGAACATTTGTTACAGCCACCAATGGACAACAAGCAGTTAATGCAAGCCGCTGGATTCTAAATACTGCACCAACAGCAAGCTACATTCAACAGGCGCTTGATGGCGTAAATGCGGGAAGTTATGTGAGATTCTACACAGCCGATAACACCTCTGGCATCACTGGCGTGGCGACAACGGACGTGCGAAGCGGAGTCTCGTATGGTGGCGGCCTAGTGGGAACATGTGCAGTCCCCGCCGCAGGGTCAGTTGCGTTGGGAGTCCCTGTAGGGTCCGGCACGGGTACGGCAGTCCTAACCGGAACCGATGTGGCAACAGCCGTGTGGGGAGCCGTTGCTCGTACTATCACGGGTGGCACGGTCACTACATTGACGAACTCGCCAAACGTACCCAGCCCGGCCAGCATAGCTTCGCAAGTGAGAACCGAGTTGACTTCGGAACTCGCCAAAGTCTCGGCCCTCAATACCGATAGGTTGGCCCAGTGCGCCACGACGAGCATCGTTGGGTCACTCATCGCACAATCCAACTCATGAGCATGGAGAACCTCAAAACCGCAGCCACCGGCCTCATCGGCAGCGTGACCTCCATCGGCGCTGCGGCCTACAGCATGCTTCCGCAGGTCGAGGCTGGGATGCGCCTCGCCTCGGTCACGGTCGGCCTCGCAGTCGGCCTCGCCACGCTCGTCAAAGTCATCCGCGACCTCCGAAAGTAACACATGCCGAAATTCGACTTTTATCCAAGTTTCAACGCCGGTGAAGTCTCGCCGATGGTGGACGCCCGCACGTCCTTGGATAAATATCGCTCGGCCTGCCGGACTCTGGAGAATTTCGTGATCATGCCCTACGGCGGGGCCATCCGCCGACCCGGCACGCAGTACATTGGCACGACGAAAACCTCGGCCACGCAGAGTCGGTTGATCGGGTTCAATTTTTCGACCACGACCCGCTTCGTGATCGAGCTTGGCGTGGGCTACCTGCGCGTCTGGAATCCCTCTGGTACATTGCAAACCATTTCCGGGACAGCAACAGAACTCGCCACTCCGTATGCCGCCCTTGACCTGCGCGAAATCCAGATCGCCCAAGTCAACGACATCATGTACTTCGCGCACGCGAACTACCCGCCTCGCAAACTCACTCGCGTGTCGGATACCAACTGGACGTTCGCGGAGGTCAAATTTGAGTACCCACCGCTACTCGGATACTCGGATAATCAGACGAAGTTGAGTGTAAATGTTAGTAATTGGGGTTATTGGTCTGCAAATCAATATTTAAAAGACACATTGCTTGTACCTCCGCAATGGCCACATATTGTTACTACTACGACCGCCCTTCCACCATATAATTCAACAATCGCGGGGGGGGCGAATTGGACTTTACAATATGCTCAATCCTACTCGGATGCCGATAATATTTTAAAAATAGGTACGCAGACTGCTTATGTAAATATGTTGGTTCATGTTACAAAAGAAAACGCAGCAATAAATGGAGTTTACATTGTTACTCAACTTGGCACGACTCTGCAACCGTGGATTTTAACGGAAACCCGCGCTTACAATGTTAATTATACTGCGGGCGACTGGGTTTATATTTATAACGCCCTAAGAGTGACTCAATTTAGCGTGTATAAATGTGTGGCAGCTACAACTGGTCCGGTATTTGATGCGACAAAATGGACTGAGGTTTCTTCAACCATTACTTTTCGTGCTCTAAAAGATTTTACCTCGACCACATTTCCTGCCGATATTGCCGCTGGCAATATCTCGTCACTTCCCTTGGTGACCAATCAAATGGGACTAATGCTCAGCGGCAACCCATTCACTGGGTATATCGGATCGCAGATCGAACTCAAATGGCAGAATTCCAATCTCTACCAACAAATCGAAATCGTCGGCAACTTTGAATCCGACATCTTGCTTGTCGATGGGGCATGGGACTTTGAGACCTCTGGCACATGGGGAGCGACGATCCAAATCCTGCGTGTGCCTGCCGAGGTCTTGCAGGCAGGAGTCAGAGCGGGCCTTGCGTACCCAGTTTCCACCACGACCATAGAGGTCTACCAACCTAATCACGGTTACGATAGCGGTGACCGGGTGTCATTCAAAGGCGACTACAAGCAAATAAACGCTGCAATTTCTTCGGTTACCACGAACACCTACCGATACACTATTTCTCCAGCGATTACGCTCACAGCACCTCTCTACCGTGATGTCTTCCCGGAGAATCTCACGCAAATGGAAATCGTCCGCGAGTACATCGTGGACAATGACAAAAACATCCTCACAAGTGGAACGGAAGAGAGTCTCTGCGGCCTCAAAATCGTCATCACCAACGCGCAAAAAATCGCGACCACATGGTCAATGTCAACTCCCTACAAAGTCGGCGACTTCGTCTACGATTCTGGGAAGACCTATTATTGCATGCTGGAGCATAAAGCCGCCAACGATCTGTATGACAATACGAAGTGGAAGGAGATCACCAGTGACGATGAAGTTCCCTTAGGTTCCATTAACACATTAAAAGTGTGGAATACTACGTCAGTTTACGAATATGGCGACTATGTCCTTGATGGCACTAAAGCTATAAACGTAGGAAGAGGGAGATTGTGGCGGGCGCAACAAGCGGTTCCAAAAAATACAGTGCTGGATGATGCGTTGCTTTATTGGGAACGAATAGAAGCAGATGAATGGACATCAAGTTCGGCTTTTTTAGGAGGCGAGTACGTCCAAATGCCTAACACGGATAAGTATTTTATGGCACGGTATGACCTACCCGCAGCCGACAAAATTGATACCAACAAATTCACCACGCAACAGGTTCCCAATGCCCGACTCGATAGCTCAACCAATATCATCGGCGGGGTCGCTACCATAACCGCATCCAGCACTATCAACGTAGACAAGTGGCTCGGACCTCTCGCTGCCACTGGTGCAAAAACGAAATACTGGCAGTACGGAGCATTCAACGCGACGAGCGGTTACCCACGCTCGGTGTGCCTGCATGAGCAACGTCTCTGTTTCGGTGGGACCAAAGCGCAACCGAACACGATTTGGTGCAGCGCCATTGGCGACTTTGAAAACTTTGAAATCGGAGTCAATGCCAGCGATGCCGTGCAGTTCACCCTCGCTGCAAGCGAAGGGAACCGAATCAATTGGATGTTCTCGCAATCTGAAATGCTGGTCGGGACATCCGGCGACGAGTGGACTATTGGCGCAGCGGATTCCGCCTCGGCGCTCTCGGCCACCAACGTCAAGACCCGCAGGCAGGCCAGCTACGGGAGCAAATACATGCGAGCCGCGATGGTCAACGATGTGCTTCTTTTCGTCCAACGCAACGGACGTAAGGTGCGCGAACTCGTCTACGAACTCAACAAGGACGGGTGGGTAGCGCCCGATCTCACCCTCCTAGCGGAACACATCACGGTCGGCGAGATCGTCGAGGTCGCCTACCAACAACAACCAGACGCCATACTCTGGTGCGTGCGCGGAGACGGCACGCTGATTGGCATGACCTACGAGCGAGACCAGAAGGTCGTCGGCTGGCATCGCCACACCATCGGCGACAATGCTGATGTCGAGTCGGTCGCCACCATCTACGGCAACGGCACAGAGGACGAGGTCTGGATGGTCGTCAAGCGCACCGTGGCTGGCTACGCCTACCGCACCATTGAGCGATTCCCGCTCCTGTGGCGAACCGCTTTCGACAACCAGACGAGCGCCTCATACCGCTACCTCGACGGGCATGTGGCATTTGCCTCTGGCGCTGCCAATCGCAGCGTAGAAGGTCTATCGCACCTCAATGGCAAGACGGTTACCATCGTGCAAAATGGAGTACTCACCGGCACTGCTGTCGTGTCTGGAGGAGCGGTCACCGTTCCCCAAGCCGCCGCAGGCTATGTCGGACTGCCCTACACCAGCACGCTCACGCCCATGAAGCTCGACATGGACTTGGAAGACGGG